CGGTTATCGGCGGCCCGACGATCGACGCCCTGCAGCGCATGGACGAAACCGGAAAGACCACGGGAACGCGGTTTATTGAGGGTATGCACAGCATGAACGACGCGGCCGGGGAATTGGTCAGCGGGCTTATTGACGGAGTTATACCGTCGATAGGAATGCTGGACACCGGAGTTGCACAACTAACCACGACCACGGGAATGCTGACGGGCGCCACGGGAACGCTGACCACGGCCGTACATACCGAAAGAGAAGCCTTCGAGGGGCTTAATATTGTAATGCAGGCCACGGATGGACGGGCTCATGCATTACCGGCGACATTCGAATTGATACCGCCGGCGATTTCTAATGTGTCCATAGCCGGTAGCAATATGGCGGTGCAACTGGATTCCGCCTTTGACAAGATAATTGACGGCACGCAGTCCGTTAAGGGCGCGTTTAAATCCCTAGCGGCCTCGGCTATAAGCGAGCTCGCCAAGATCATCGGGAAGTCATCCGGATTATCAAAAGTGTTATCCGGATTGATAGGTGGTGGCTCGGGCGGCGGCACGGGCGGCAGCCTGTTAAGGGGCGGACTCGGCGCGGCTTTGTCCTTTCTACCGGGCGGCGGGATTTTAGGCGGCATCGGCAAGGCGTTCGGTCTTTTTGATGACGGCGGCATAACGACGCAACCGGGTTTCGTGGAAGTTGGGAAGCGTGGCGTACCGGAGGCGCATATCCCATTGAGCCGCGCCAGTGAATTCGGGTTCGGCGGCGGCGGGGCAAAGACGGCGCATATAGTTCTGGAACTGGACGGCGAGAAGATAGCCGAGCATACGGTTAACTTACTGGAAGATAGAGGGGTTTCGTCATAATGGCGTTGACGATCACCATAAACGCCGTCGATAGAACCGCCTTCTATGAGCGGGCAACCCTGGCATGGACAGAGAAATTGGACTTGCGCACCGTCTGTTCATTCCGGCTATCGGATGATACCTATGCGCCGGTGAAAGGCGAAGAAGTTATTGTAACGGATGGGGCGACGACACACTTTCTCGGCATCATAACAAAAATCCGCAAGCGTTTGTTGCGGGACGCCACGACGTTTCGTTATTGGGTTACATGCGGCGACTATAGTTATTTGCTGCAACGGCGATTTGTTGCGGACAGTTATGATAATCAAACGTTGGCGCAAATTGTCGCCGATATAATAAGTGATAAATTCCCCAATGAAGGATTTACGCAGGTAGGCGTTGAAACGGGGCCGACGATCGAACGCGCCGTATTTAATTATATTTTTGCCGCCGACGCCTTCGACCAGCTATCCGACATAACCGGATATCATTGGTATGTGGATACCGATAAGGATATTCATTTCGAGCAGCGCAACACCACAACCGCGCCCTTTGACCAGACAGACGCATCAAACGATTTCTTGATCGAATCGATGGAACATGCGATAGATGATAAAAGGTATCGCAACAGGCAGATAGTCCGCGCCGGAACAGACGTTACAGCCTCGAGAGTTGAAACCCTTGACGCCAATACAACGCGGGTGTTCACTCTTATTTTCCCCGTGGCGGAAGCTCCGACGATCCGCACGGATATAGGGTCAGGATTTGCCGCCAGGACCGTTGGAATCCGTGGCGTAGACACTGCCAAGGATTGGTACTGGCAAAAAGACGACCATCAAATAACGCAGGACGACGGCGGGACTATCTTAACGGGGTCGCATCAGATAGAGGTAACATACAAAGGTCTATTTCCTCTCGTCGTAGCGGCCCGGGACGACGTAGAGATAGCGGCACGGGTTGCCGTGGAGGGCGGGGACGCCTTTTATGATAACATAGCATCAGAACCCGAAATAGATGAGCTTGATGCGGCCACGGCAATAGCTACCGGTCTACTCAGGCGCTTTGGAGAATTGCCGGAGTATATAACGTATGACACGGACGGATCGGGCTTACGGGCGGGGCAACTACAAACGGTCAACTTGACGGCCCACAGCCTCAATGATACGTATTTGATATCAGAGATATCCGCCAAAGACTTAGGCGGTCCCACGGGTGGATATGTACGGTATAGTGTAAAGGCCGTGACGGGCGAAGATGTTGGCGGATGGGAACGGTTCTTTATGAATATAGTTCGTGGCGGCCGCAAGTTTGTACTGCGAGAAAACGAGGTTGTACACGTTCTCGTTTCACTGGCTACCGGGAACACCATAACCCTGACCGACGCAATCGCAGACGTACAGGCGGCGCCGGAAACCAGGGCGGGATTTGCAACCGTCGGATATTCAGAAGCGGGATAACATGGATTTAAAAGTTGGAAACATATCATTCGGGAACAACACGCCCGAATACAACCACGCCCGCCGATCTGCGGAATCCTTGCGGTTAATAGGCCGCCTTAAAATCGAGATACACGACGCCCTAACCGGCAATGTGATAAAGACGTATGAATCCGAGAATCTGGTAACGACCGCCGGCAAGAACCTGGTGCGTGACCTGCTTGCCGGCGACGCGGTGAACGCCTTAACACACTTTGCCCTTGGTACCGGAACAACCGCTCCCGTGGTCGGAGATACGACGCTGGAAACAGAGGTGTTTCGCGATACCATCACTCAGTTTGTTGACGCTACCGCCGAGCTACAGGTCAAATATTTCCTGGCATCCGTATCAGCCAATGGGAACACGTTGGCGGAGTCCGGCCTGTTAAACGCGGCGGCAAGCGGAACCCTGTTCGCCCGTGTTTTGATTTCTCCGGTGATAGTTAAAACGAGCGCGATCGCCGCAACGTTCACGTGGACCATTACGATAGCATAGGAATATTATGGAACTGGAATATAAAAACCCGTGGATCGCTGAGAAAACAATGATTATAGAGCAGGATATAGAAGCCGTAAAAAACAAGGAGCGGTTTCTTACGGCGGGTGGTGGTAAGCCGGTCAGTAAAGTGTCGGAAATCAGATTCCAGACCGACCGTCTCGACCTGTTGAAAATGGCGGACGGCATGACGGTGCCGACGCTCACAAAAATAATTAAGAGTATGCAAGATGAACTAACCGATGACGCCAAGATGATTCTGAACATCGGCCCTTATGACAGCCTGAAACGGGCCGACTTCGAAAAAGTCTGTCATGTTGAAATGCTCATGGCCGCGCATCAATTTCATCCAGACAAGAAGGGTTAAGCGATGGCAGCCCCGACCGAATATAGTAAAACAACCTGGAACACCGGCGATGTAATCACGGCCGTTAAGCTGAACAACCTTGAAACGCAGTACGACAAGGCTGTGACGATCCCGAATAATACGTTTTTTTCAGGAAAAGACGCCGGTGGTACGCCATTAAACCTGATAGGCGTTAATACAGGCGATGATGTTGTCATAGGCTCGGCAGCCGCCGCGCAAGATGATACAATTTTACAGGCGCGTACGACTGTAAGAATATTGCCAGCGGGTTCTGAAACGGCTCGGTTTCAAGCAGCCGGACCTTTCAAAATGATACAAGATATAGAAGTGGAAAGAGCATCGCCAAAAGTAACTTTGGATCGGACGTCAGGCCAGTATGCAGTTATTTTATGTCAGGCGTCCGGCGTTAACAAGATGTCGTTCGGATATGATCATACCGCCGACGACTTTGTTATTCTGGATGATAATACCGGGGATCCCATATTCAAGCTCGACGTAGAAAAAAACTGGCTGTATTCAGATAACGAACCACGAGCATCATCGAAGCTGATAACACCCCAGGCCATAACAACATCTACGCGTACAGCCCTCATATGGGACACCAGCGTATATGATAACGACAATATCAATGATATAGGCGGCAGTAATCCGACACGGCACACGTTCGTGTTTGCGGGGCGATATCTCATTACGGCGCGCATCCTGTTTGCGGATGGCGTCACGGGCGGATCTCGCCGTTCTGCTGTATTCCAGTTGAACGGTGGGGCCACGGATTTCGGCCTTGTGGATATTGACTCGGATAATAGTTTAAAATCCCTTTCGATGTGCTATATATATGATTTTGCTTCGACGGATTACTTCGAGCTCGACGTCTTCCATGATAAGAGTTCGAATTTGAATGTTTCTGGTGAGGTACAGGTGCAAAGGTTGTTGGGATAATGGCAGATGTAGCCGAAATTGTCAGGGATCAGATTAACAGCGACGGCCACGGCACGAACGGGACAGACCTTTTTACCGGTTCCGAAAGGCCATCCGACGATGATATACCGGTTAACTCCGTGTTCGTTGCGCCAGGGGCATCGACGATCGGCGCGGAGGCTGTGAGCGGTGACATGGGAGCCGTCTTATACGGGCCGGTACAAGTTTTGATTCGAAACCACGTGTACGCTACCGGTTTTTCAAAAGCTAAAGACATCATTAAATCCCTGGCCACGGCCACCCTTTCAAATACGATCGGGCATAATATAGACGAGGGATATCCTTTATATCTGGGCGAGGACGCGCAAAGGGTTTATAGATGGACAATAAACTTGACGATCATACAACTTCCGGCGGCCTTTACATAGGAATATATAATGGCATACGTTAAAACATCAGTTGGCGCATATCTTGACGGCGGCTCCTTCATAGGAAACGACACCGAAGAAATAGGGGGCGAAACAAGATACTATTGCACCGTCACCGTCTATATAGAAATCAACTGGGGATCTGAAGTAGAAAGGCTTTCCCAATCACAACAAGCCAGGCTCAAAGACCCCGACGACCTGGCGAAAGATTATAAACTGGTTCAATGGACCGTCCCGGATATGGCGCGGGCGCTTGCTCAAGCGATGCTCGATGCGGACACCCTGGCAAAAACGAATTACGGCACCGGGGATCCGTCCCACGGAACCGCCACAACGGACATCGTGTGATTGTTCCACAGGTAATTTAATGAGTACATTTAGGATGTTTGTCTTAATAGTTGAAGATGATAAAGACCAGGCGGCGACCCTTGCCGTTCGCCTTTCAAATATTAATGATCGATATGATGTGGTTTGTCTTTTTGCGAGAACGTTAAAACGAGCCGTCGAAATAATCAAATCGGACCCACTCGATCTTGTTCTTCTTGATCTGGAACTTACTGATTCATCCAGGGAACAAACGTTTAATAGAATCAAGCACATATGCGACGCCCCGATCGCGGTCATAACTGGATACCCGGATATGAAGGCACACGTAATTGAGCAGGGCGCGATTGATTGCATGATAAAGCCTAATGACATATCAGATACGGCGCTCATGAGCATTTTATATAAGGCGATCGAAGCGAAAGAAATCGCGTTGCCGGAAGATAGGGTGGAGCGAAAATCAATGACACGGGGCGTATGGGATTCGATTTGACTTATGGCGAATATGGAAAATGATGTTGAACGCCTTCGTAATCACGTCGGCGATATCCTATCATGGAAAGCCGACATACGCGTTGCGCTTACGGAAATAAAGGCCGAAGATGATGCGCGGGATAAAGAGATCGACGCAATACACGGACGCCTTGACGAAGGCAACGATCTTTTTGAACAATACAAAACCGACCATGTGACGCTGGAAACGCTCAGGAAGAAATTAAAAATCGATGACGATGAAAATTCCGTCGTTGACGCTATGATCGGAATGCAGAAAACCATTTCGCGCTTAAAGAAGGCGCTATGGGGCGGCGGCGGCGGCATAGCCTACTTGGGCGCTGGTGATCAGATAATGGCGATACTAAAGGGAATTTTAGCAGGTACTAATTGAAGGGGCTTTTATGGGGTGGATCGATTTTATAGAGAAGGCGGCTGCGACCGGGCTGAGGGTCGCAGAGGGCGCCATTGATCCGGATATTAAGAAGGGCCTCGGTTCCAGGGTCGATATAGTCTCTAAAATAGCCGAACAAGCTAAAGCGCGTACCGGCGTGGCGATTAAGTTGGGTGAGCTATACTATAACGCCAAGACGCTTATTGCGCTCTATGAGGCTGCTAATGCGGACGGGAAGTGGACTATGGCAGAAATCAACGCGTTCGTGGATGGGTTACAGGCTATTGTCGATGATGTGGATGAGATACTTTAAGGTTCGCGAAGGCGTTCTACTTCATCACTAAAGGCGCTTTCCCCTATCGTTCTACATAGCGTATCACAAAGCAGGGTCGAAAGCTCGTCCCATCCAATAAAATCCTCTTGTAAATGATGCTTCCTATACACCTTCCATAGTGTATCCAAAAGGTCAATTTCCCGAAAATTACGGGCTTTTGTTACATGCGACAACTCAAGATATAGCTTGTCTATTGTTTCGGTTTCCATGATTACACCCCTCTCCTTGTTTACGTAATGCTTATTATGCAAAGTTGTCATAAAACATCATGCAAAAATTAGCAATATCGATGGACTCCATTGCCGCTTCTTCATTGTCATTACTTGTTCTCATTTCTTCAAATTCTCCCTCTATTCTTGACATTATCTCAGATGGTTTCATTTTTCCCCAACCACCTTTGTGGTCATTAAATCGCAACGTTTGTTCCATCGCCCACGCAAACGCCAAGACTCCGTGCCGTATTTCCTCAAAATCTTCCAACTCTTCAAGAGACTTGAGTTTCATGTTTTAAATCCAATCTTTTAGTTTACATAAGGTAGATTATACGAACTACCGTTCAAACATAAAAACAAACCGATACCAAATGAGTCTTGTGCATTGTAGCCAGATATAAGGATATGCGTACCATCTAATCTTCATGACACACCAAAATCTTAATTCTTTCGGATGCGTTTCTTTCATCCACCACAATTTTTCTTTATCGGATGCGACTCTTAAAATTCTTGTTATTCGTCTATATCTGCCGAAAGTCCAATCGACTACCATATCAATTCTCCAAACCACTTTCTGCCCACAGTTTCAGCAATGTCCATCTGTCCTGATAACGATGCAACTTTTTCCGTATTCCGTTAGTAGTCACATTTACTGGATACTGGTCTTCCAGTTCTTCCATCTTCTCTAATAGCGTTTTCAAGTTTACATAACATCTGTTATACGAAGTAGGATACACGGCTATTTCACCAGCAAAATACTTATTCAAGAGTTTTACGATCAACTCAGCATCGTTTTTAGGGTCTGGTAAATAGGAATCGATTTCTGAAGCACGGATGTGATCGGATGTAATAATGTAATCCTTGTTATCGATACTGCTTGTCCCTAATGTGGCGACAAGCCAATCCTCACCTTCATAGGCATCCGCAGTATTGACTTTGACGATATTCATGTTTATATACTCTCCTTTATACGAAATAGCTCGAATCCAAATCTGATATATAAATCGTGAAGACCTCCGTCCCGTCTATAATCCAGGTGACGCTGTAGTCCCAAGAATTAAAACGATGCCTGATCATCCTGCCCCCCCCCCTTCCATATTTCATCGATAGCGTAATTACATCCGGCGCGTATTGGCCCACTCTCAAAAGTACACTGACGGACGAATGCCGTAACCTTCTCTTTCGTTTCCCCCTGGTTGTGTAAATACACCAATCCATTATAAAGATTAGGGCATGCCTTTTTAAAGGCGTCAAGGTAGGCTTTCTCCATTCTTTTATCCAATGTACAGAGCAACATGCGCTTTCCTTTATAGCCCGCCGCCCGCCCCCGCCTGTGGCGCTGCTGGTGCACGCCGACAAACGGACGGAGGGTGGCACGGGTGGCGGGAATGTTATTCGGTCGCGTTTATATTTTCGCGCATGGCGGTAACAATCAGGCGTGCCGTGTCTGAATCCTTGATGCCTTCACGCGAATCACAACCAAACGAGCGAAGTATATCGTAATACGTTTGGCCCAATTTTTCCTTGAATTCGTCAAACTTCTTGTGATACCGCAGGCCCTCGGTGCTATCAATCCATTGTTTGGCCGGAGCCGTTTTAATTTCCGCGTCAACTTCAACGGACGGCTCGGAATCCATTTCAAATGAACTTGTCACGCTGCCCGTCACGGCCGGGAAAACGGCCTTAACGCCTTCGGTTACGACGCGCGCTTTAAGCATTTGACGCGGGTATTTTTTCCAGGTATCGCCCTTTTTGTCGAGCAAACCGGCGAGCCTTGCGTCTTCTATTGTCCATGTTATTCTCAACGGATCGGGGGCGGCCGGGTGCGAAAAAACCGCCGATACTTCTTGTGGGCCGTACTTCTCCCATTTATTTTCCCGCATTGTCGATGCGGCCGACTGAAAGCCTACAACATCCAGTATCAATTATATCTATGCCCGGTGTGC